GTTCCCAGGTTCGCGTATACGGTCGGAAGCACCATATCCGTGCCCCGGGTGCCGCAGATCCCGGCAGTTAACTGCCGGCCGTGGGATCTTAACACCTCCCACGGAATGGCGCACTGGCTGTCCTCGCCCAGGAGCACGCTCCGGACCTCATTCCCCGCCTTGAAGACCGCCGTCTTTGTCAGGCCCTCCCAGTCCGGCGAGAACTCGAACCTGGCCTCGTAGGCGTTCACGCTGCCGCTGGTGAGGGGTTCGCGGGCGCGGACGGTTAGCTGGGTTTTGTTTGCGTAAAGTTGAAACATGGCATTCGCCTCCTTATAAGAATTTCTGTGCTTTCCCGTCTACGCCGATGTACGCCCGCACGACCTTCCTGGCCTTGCCGTCGACCCCGACGTAGAGGTTTGTCGCCTTTCGCGCCTTGCCCTCAATGCCCACGTATGCGGACAGCTTGCGCTTGAAGACGGCGGTCAGGGTCCGGGCCTTGCTGACGGTGAAGGTGTAGGTGGGGTTGGTACTGACAGCCACGCCGTCCTCCTGCCACTCCACGAAGAGGAAATCCGCCGCCGGGGTGGCCCGGACGGTTGCGCTCCGCCCGCTCTCGTAGCTCCCGCCGCCGCTCACGGTGCCGCCGTTGGCGGGGGAGGCGGTGACGGTGATGCGGTAGGAGGGGAGAATCTTGGAAAATACCGCAGTCAGTGTCCGATTTTGGGTGACAGTAAATGTGTACGACGCGTTGGAGCTTACTGTGGCCCCGCCCTCCGTCCAGCGGGAGAACCGGTAGCCGGAGGAGGCGGTGGCTTTGACGGTCACGGAGGTTCCTTCCTCGTAGGTTCCTCCGCCGGATACGCTTCCTCCAGTATCTGCCTTTACAGTTATAGTATGGCTAGATTTATATATAGGGGATAATGTGAAATTTTCAATTGCTGCGCCATTTAAATCCGCAAAAGTATACCTAAATTGAACAGTATCAAAGCCATTGTTTACAGTATATGTTTTAGTAACACTGAATGGGGATACACCTGATTGTTTTATAAAAGATGTCCATCCGCTTTGGTTAACTTGTACATCACATTCAAATGCAAGCGTTTTTAATCTAGTTGCATACTCAGAACTCACGGAATGTGGATATGGAATGCTACCGCCGGTAGTTACGGTGAACTTGGTTTGGTTGCCTTCTCTGGATACTGATATAGTTGTACCATCATACAAAATATAATCTTCTCCGACATATGAGTAGCGTACTCCAGAACCTACAGAGCCATCCGTAATTGCATTTCGATCTAACCTAGTAACATATCCATTCAACATGTTGTTTGATGTCAAATACAACGCCCAAATATAACGATTATATCTAGTAGCCATAATGCTAATCCCCCTGTTAATCCACTATCTGTAACTGTTAATTTATCCTTTGAATATAGTAGAGTTTGAGATAGGGGGCATACTTAGTACCCATCCCTCGCCCCTCACTCATACTGCACATAGATGGCCCCGGTAGCGAGGGGCGACACCCCCGGCGTCAGCTCCTCGGTCCCGTAGGTGATGCGGTTTGCGAGGGTAGCGAACATCTCGTCCGGGTTCGCCTCCGCTCCCAGGCCCACCAGGGCGGCGGTGGCGTCGGTGAGCAGGTTCGCCTTGTTCAGGGGCGTACCCTGCTGGGCCCAGCCGTCCGGGTTCTTGCCGTTCAGGTCGATGGGCAGGGTGCCTGCAATCAGCGCCTGGGCGAACGCCTCATAGGTGGGGTATAGGCTGAGAAAGCCGCTGATGGTCTTCAAATACCGGGAATTCCCGGTGCCGTTGATAATACCATCCTGCATATTAAAAACCTCCTGCGTCGATTTCGCCGGATACGAACCAGCTGTTCTCTAAATTGGTAACGGCCTGGTCCGCCTCCATCAGGATCGTTTCGATGTCGTTTGCCGTACGGAAGGTCAAGCCGTTCATGTCTGCGGGCACCTCCGGCGCTGCGGTGCCGCGCGGGAGGAATTGCCGCAAGGCCCGCAGCATGGACAGGTATCTATCCATGTTCTGCATGGTGGGGATGTCCTGGAGCGTCCAGGGCCGGGGCGGGGATGTTTCGGGCATGGCTGGTGCCTCCTTTCTTAGACTGCGGGGCCTGCGATAAGCGGGTATGTTGAAACGTCTGTGAATGTTGATGTAATAGCGCTGTTATTCGCTACAACGCCACGAGTATTTCTATAAAATGTCCGGTCAACTGTGTTGTAGAATCCCAACACCCCAGATGGATTCTTACAAGGTATCAACTGCATGATATAGTTACCGTCAGCATCAAGCATATTGAATCCATAAATACGAACATTTACAGGGGTTTTTGCATATGATGCATAGGATAATCCACCGGACGCAGTATATATTGCGGCATTGAAAAATGACATCCAAATCAATGAAGACGTACGCTTAAATGTTGCGTTACCATACCATCTTGTCGTGGATAGCGACGTTCCATTATAGGTTATGCCCTCATCGATCTTCGCCCTCATAGTGTATTTTGTGTTCTGCGTCATCGTCCAATGCAATGGGGCGGTCAAATTCCCTGACTTGAGTATATATATTCCGTTTCCAAAACACACATCCATCCCCTTGAAATACAGACCAGCCCCTCTGATTTGTGTCGAATTTCCATTTGTATACCCGAACAATGGAGCATATCCTTTTGCGTCTATCGACGTAAGTGAAGATGCCGGATTTCCAGTAACCATGAATGTTATCTCAACCGTATTCAACGCAACCGTCGGTAATGGCACATTGATTACAGGACAAGTTGAAAGATTGCTATACGCTATACTTGGGTTGTTTGCGAGATACTCCAGCTCCGTATACCCCGCCGGGACCCGAGATGCTTTGGAGAGATACCCGTGCAAAATTTCCAAATCTCGAGCCAACGTGAATGCGTACGGATCAGCAGTGCTTGTAACATTCGCGTAAACCAATCCCCACTTGTCGAATTTGTACCCGCTTGGGATCGTCTTGGTCTTAACAGTTACTACGGAATTTTTGCGGAGATGCAATTCCGCCCCATTCCCCTGCGCGTCTGCATTCCTTGTAATGGTGTAGTCTTCTCCATTTATTGTGACTACCAGCTCGGAACTCACAAATCCAGAAGCAGACACAAGAAGCGTATAATACTCATAGTATTTAAGATAATATGTTGCATCTCCTGTCGGAGTAACAGAAAAGGACGAACCGGAACTGACCAGATTCCCGCTTTCGTCATACCAACCCGCAAAGTTGTATCCGTTGATATCCCACGGATTCACGGAAACAGATTCTCCTGGATTTACAGTAAACGAGCTGGAATTGAGAACTTTACTCGAATCCTCTTCATCAACCGCATAGAAATACACCGTGTAAGTTGGATTATCCTCAAACACCAACTGCTCTCCAACGAACGCCTTTTTGATCTTCTGCTCTCCCACATAGAGGCCGGAGATATTTTCCGTTCCAAGCTTCAGCATGACCTACTCCTTTATGAGGTACAGGGTGGAGGGGGATTTAGCGGTACCGGGGAGAGCGGCATACTCGGCCTCTGTCATCACCTGGATAGCGGTCACGGCACCCGATGGTATCGCCCCCACATCCTGCGCGGTATACGTCGGCTTATTGGGCTGTTTCGCCCAGGTAGGTACGGTGGGGTCGGTCTCGGTGAAGGTCCCTCCCCCGCCCTCCGGCGGATCGATCCACTCCGTGTCATAGTCCGTGCCGCTCTTCTTGGCAAGCACCTGACCCGCCGCGCCTCCCGCGGGCACCCCCGGACCGGCAGGCCCCGCAGGACCTGTCGCCCCGGTCTCCCCCGGTTCACCCTGCGCACCACGGGGGCCGATAGGCCCCTGGATACCCTGGATGCCCTGCGCTCCCTGGGGCCCCGGAGGTCCCACCTGTTCATTTGCCACGCCCTGCTCCAGCTTGTTCATCCGGGCGGCGGAGATCAGGTCGCCGTCCTTCCATTCTGTCGGTGTGTAGGCCATTACGCGCCCCTCCTTCCGATCCTCGCGCTTCCGATGAGGCCCCGGCCTACGACGCCCAGTTTCCCGTCGTCCAGCGGTTCAAACACCGCCAGGAGCCGCCGGTCCCGGTCCACCGTGAAGCTGTATTCGATATCCCGGCTGACGGTCCGCCCGTCCTCCTGCCATTCGTCGAATTCGTTGTATGCGTCGTTGACGGCCTTCACCGTGGCCGTCTCGCCCTGGTAGAAGATGCCGCCGCCGGAGAAGTTCGCCCCCGCCGGGGCGGTCCCCACGGCTACCAGGTACGCCGGACAGATCTCCGGTTCCAGCCGGTACCCGTCCGCCGCGAGGCGTGTCGCCACATAGGCATATCCCCTGGTTACCCGGTTCAGGTCCACCCAGGTATAGGCCCCTTTGGGCCCGTCCATCAGCTCCTGATACTGGGCCGGGGTGCCCTGGAAGCGACCGGTGTAGCGGTCGAAGAGGGCCGCAAGGGCCTTTACCCGCTCCACGTCCGCCGCCGTCCGGTCCGTTATGAGAAAATCCCTGAATCTCTGCATCCGCTATACCTCCCCGCAGTCAAATTCACCGCTGACGATGCCCTCGGTCTCCCCCACGCGCCGCACGTCCACGCCCACGATCTCGCAGTCCGCCGCCGCGATGCCGCTCAGGACGATGCTCATGGAGGTGATGAAACCGTCCACGGTGGTATCCCAGGGCGTAGGTGCCGCCACATGGTCCCCGGGCTTCTCCTGGTCCATCACGATCCGTACCCGCTGGGTCTGCCGCTTGGTGTAATAGTCGTAGAGGTGCTGGGCCACAGCCGGGGCGTTCATGGGGCTCACCAGCGTGGCGTCCTTGACCTCCACCACGTTCTGCTTGTCGTTGGCCGTGACGTTGGGGTTGTTGATGGTGACGACGGACGTGCTGTGGTAGTGCGTCACGCCGTCCACCTCCACGGTGTCGCTCCCCTCGCCGGAGGTGCTGTAGCTGTGGGAGGTCACCTGCACCGCCGTCACAATGGCGGAGGTGTCCACGGTGCCGCCGCTGTACACCCGGCCCGCCGGGATGCGCCTGGGCAGGTCCTGCCGGTCCCGGTAGAAGCGTATCTTCTCCGTGCCGCTGGTGTCCACCATCGCCCGCAGGGCAAATGCTACCTGCTGCATGGCCTCCCTCCGGGTGCAGGGGGGCATGTATCCGGTAATTGGCACGTTGGTCAGCGCCGCGTCCAACTCCATCTCGAAATGTCCGCCGATGATGTCCTCCAGCAGCGCCCCTGCCGGGTACTCGCTGTACATCCCAGCCGGGAACGGGTCCTCGTCCAGAACGCCTATGGCGTCGATGCAGGACACGTCGTAGAGTCCCCGGGCCCGGTGGGTGGAATCGCTGATGTAGAAGACGCCGATCAACTGCTCCCCGTTGAACGCCGACACCGGCTGTTTGAACTGGAACATATACTCCACATCGGACTTGCTGTCCAGGGTGAAGTCCAGGGTGTTCACGGACACCTCCGAAGAGAGGATGCTGACCTCCTCCACCACGCGCACGTCCCTCAGCTCGTCCCTCTGGAACTGCCTGGACACGCCGAACGCCACGTGCCGGAGCTTGGCATAGCGGTATGGGTAGTTGGTGGCGTTCAGCCGCAGGACCACCTTGTCGAACGATTCCACGGTCTTTGGGCAGAAGTACTCCGGTGCGTCCGGCTCAAACTCCGCCGTGGCCAAAAGGGTGATGCCCCGGTACCAGGAGGCCGTCACGCTCCGGCAGTACTCCCCCACCTCCGGCGCGAAGGTCAGGAACAGCCCCGGCGCGGTGTAGCGCTCATCGAAGTCGAAGGTGATCTCCGGCGGCGTCTCAAACACGCCGTTGATGTCGCTCTGGGCCGTGGACCAAAAAGGTATAGGCTTGTCCTCCAGCACCTCCCGGGTGCCGTCCAGGAGCCAACTGAAGGGCTCCAGGACGGCTATCGGGGCCCCGCCGCCGCCGAAGGGCAGGAGCGACACGTCCGAAAACCCGGAGGCGTCCGGGGTGGTGACCGCCGCATCCTCGTCCGCGCCCGTGGCGATGTCCTGGTAGATGATGCGGACACTCATGACGCCCTCCTATTGGGGTCCATCGCCACAAAGTTGATGGACAGGTTGTTCCACTTTCTGGAGCCGTCCCGGTGAATGCGCTCCAGCTCATCCTCCCCGTTCGCCACATATGCCTCGTAGGTGATCGAAGACTGTCCGTAGGGCACGGTAATCTGGTGGCTGTCCACGGGAGCGGACAGCGCTTCAAACAGGGCGTCATATTCGTCCGGGTCGCTGTTGCTCATGTCAAGGTCCATGTGGTATGTGTAATATGTGCCGATGATGTCCCTCTGCATTTTCCCATCCATCGTCCGCCCCGCGTTCTCTCCGTCCAGGACGTTGAAGGACCTGCGGAGGGGGGATTTTACAAACACACCGGGATATTCCACGCCGTCTACGGAAAATACACTTGTGCTCATGTGCGTGCCTCCACCAGTTTTGTGCCGATGCGCTGATATTCAGCGCCGCCGAATTTGACCGTTGCCCGGCCCCACTCCCGCTTGTCCACTTCCAGGACAACGGTCATGTTGCCGCCGCGCCCAAAGCCGCCGCCCTGGGCCATTGCCGCCTGAATCCCCTCTGTGACCATCTGCCGGACAAGGCCCGCCGGGGCTTCAAAGTTCATGCCGCTGCGCTGGTCGCCCAGGACCGCCGCAAACTGCTGGTTGGGCGGGATCACCGCGCCGTTGGCGAGGCGGGGGAGCTTCACGTCGGACACCTTCTGGATGTTGATGCCGAATTTCGTCCCGCCAACCAGCGGTACGCCCTCCGGGATGTCGATCTTGATCTTGTTGAGCTGTTCAATGAGCCAGTTGATGCCCTTGATCACGCCGTTTATCATGCCCTCGACCGTGCCGATGATGCCGTTGAAAACACCCTTGATGAATTCTCCGACAGCTTCAAAGGCCGCGCCGATGGGGTCCGCCACATTGGTTTTGAACCAGTCCCCGGCTTTCTCCCAGATGGAGACCACGTTGTCCCAGAGCTCGCTCGCGCCCTCTTTGATACCGTCCCACAGGTCGCCGAAAAACTCCGCCACCGGCTGGATGATGTTTTCATCAAACCACCCGGAAACCGTCTCCCAGACGGAGACAATGCGGTCCCAGGCGTCGGAGGCCAACTGCTGGACGTCCTCCCAGAGACCGGAGAAGAATTCGGCTACGGGCTCAACGACGTTGGTGTTGAACCACTCGCTTGCAGAATCCCAAGCATCTTGGACAGCTTCCCAGGCATCTGCGGCAAATTGCTTGACATTTTCCCATGCGTCCTTGAAGAATTTCGCAATGGGCTCTGCCACGTTCTTACTGAACCACTCTCCCGCCGCGTTCCATGCCTCCTTGATTTTCTCCCACGCCTCTGCTCCGGCCTTTTTGACCTCCTCCCAATTATCTTTGAGCACAACGACCATAGTCGCTACAGCCGCAACAATTCCTGCAATCACGCCTGCGACAAGAGCGGGAGCGCCCAGGATAATTGCGCCAACTGCGGAAATCGCAATGCCAAGAAGCATGAGCGCTTCATTTGCCCAACTGAATCCGTTTTTCAGCATGGAAATAAAATTGGTGATTGCTATTACAGCGCCGCCAACGAGTGCGCCAATGCCTGCGAGGATAGAACCAGGTCCAAACACCATTTGCATTGCATCCGAAAAGGTATAGGCTGAGGAGCTTGCAATCGTGAAGACCTGTGCCAATTTCCCGATGATCCCCGGAGCATCAAGAAGGTCCAATTTCGTCAGATATTCAACAATTTTTTTGATCGTTTCCACCAGAGCCATACCGGCGGCTGCCACCTTGACCGCGACCAGAGCGGAAGCGATCCCCAGAAGAAGGGTCTGCAGCGGTGTGAGCTGCGCAATAAAATCGGGAAGAGAGAGCTCCCCGTTGATGACGGATGCAATGTCGTGCAAGCCGTCAGCGATGGCCTCCAGAACAGTGACAATCACACCGCCGGTCCACTCTGCAATCGGCTGTAAAAAGTTCTCCCACAGCCATTCTGCAAGGGGCTTGATTGCCTCCAGGACTGCGGTAAGTGCTTCGATAGCCGCAGTGACCAATTCTATCCCAACAGGGGCAAGCTCCTCCAGGAACCATTTTCCAAACGGCAGCAGCACATTTTCGTAGGCATATGCCAACCCGTCTGTTATCACAGTCACAAGGGGCTCGATAGCCTCCAGGAGGCCCCGGAACGCGGCCATAAGCGGCTCGAAATTGAGCCCCTTCGCCCACTCCAGCGTTGACGCCGTAAGCCGTTCTATGAAGCTGAGGACTGTCTGCACGATGTCCAGGATCGCGTTCCAGATGGCGACGCCGTTCCCGTTTGCCTCCCATGCCTCCCGGAGCTTCATGGCGATGGTCCCGATGGTGTTATAGATGTTGGTGAAAATCTTGAGGATGGTCTCACAGATTTCCACGCCGGAACCGTCGTTCCACGCCTCCCGGAACGCCTCCCCGATGCTGGTCAGCAGTTTCAGGATCTCCGTGAACATGAAGAGGATCGATTCAAAAAATTCCGTCCCGACGTTGTCAAATGCCGTCTTCCAGGCGTCCGCGATATCTGCGATAACGTTCAGGATCATCTCCAGGAAATCCCAGACTGCATTTAAGAACTCCAGCCCTGCGCCGCCGGTCCACGCCTCCGTAAAGGCCCGTCCAATGGCCTTGAGCAGTTCATAGATGGATTCTAAAGCCCTTTTGGCGGCGTCTATGACCTCCGGCCCATTGAGCTCCCAGGATTTTTTGAACACGTCCCAGATACGGTCCAGGGCGTCCCGCAGGGCTTCTATGTCCTCCTTGAGCTTCGGGGAGATCTCCACATCACTGAATATCTCTCCCTCTGTGTCCACATCGGGAAGCTCCACATCTGTGTTGCTGAGGTCCAGCCCTCCTGCGGCGTCTCCCAGGCTGGAGGCCGCTTTCCCTGCAAGGATATTGAGCTCGTCAAATCCGGCCTGGACGCCCTTCATGTCCTTTGCCGCCTTTTTTGCCGCGCTCCCGGCGTTCTCCGTGGATTCCGTCAGTTTGTCCGTTGCTGTTGCGGCAGAACTCGCGGACGAAGCGACGCCGGTCTCCGTTTTGCCCTCTGTATTCCTGCCAAACAGAAGGTTGGTCACTTTTGCGAAAACCCTGGCGAGTTTTGTGAGCGCCGCGATAATGGCATTGATCCCCGGCAAGACCGCCTGAGCAATTGGGATCAGCGCGTTGCCCACGGCAATCTTCAGTTGGTCAAAATTGAGTTGGAGGATACGGATCTGGTTTGCAAAGCTCCCGGAGGTCCGGGCGAAATCCCCCTGGGCGTCCGTGGTCACGCTCAGCAGATAGTTGTAGCGAAGGAGCACCTGTTCCGCCTGGGACATGGACTTATAGCTCTTCGTGATGCCCTTCGAGAGCGCGTAGGCTTCCAGGTTCGCCACGCTCATGTTGATGCCGAGCTGTTTCAGAGGTTCCGTCTCGCCGCTGATGCCGGAGCGTATCTTCTCAAACGCCTCATCGGTGTTCAGGTTGTAGAACGATGCCAGGTCCCCCGCCAAGCCGGACAGCGCGATGGACATATCCTGCGCCGCGCTGGTGGCAAGTCCGGAGGATTTGAGCATCGCCCCCATTGTTCCGGCGTACTGCTTTGCGGACAGCTCGGACAGGCCGAACGCCTCCGCAGCGGACTGGGCAAATTCTTCGATTTTGGCCGCTCCGCTCCCGAACGTCACATCAATGACGTTCTGGACCTCCTGGATATCGGAGGCAAGTTTGACAGCCTCCTTGCCGAAGTTGACCAGCGTGGCGACGCCGAACACTGTGCCGATGATACCGGCAACCTTTTTCAGGGTCCCGCCAAAGTTGTTGACCGATTTGGTCATGTGGGCAATGCCCCGGTCGAAATCGGAGTGGTTCAGGTCAGCCTTGATACGGACAGAACCGTCATATCCAAACATTGGATGATTTCACCTCCTCCGGTGGTCATGTAGCCGGACCGCGCACCTTCTCCAGGATGCCGTTGATGGTCTCCAGCTCCTCCTGGGTGTACTGGTTCGGGAGCGCAAAGCGCTTTTTCATGCGCATAAATTCCGCCCGCTTTTGTGAAGAAACCTCAGAGGCCGAAGTGGTCCGAATGTTGATGATGTTTGTAAACGCCGTATCCGTCAAATCCCCCAGCATGGGCATAAACTCGAACCAGTGGAGCTTTGACCGGCTGATATCGATGCCGAACACCTTCCGAAACGCGGAGACGATGCGGGCAGAATCGTATTCAAAGGAAAACACCTCCGGCTCATCGTCTCCCCCGGACGCGGCAGGGGCGTTTCCGCAGGACATGAACCAGGAAAGGCCCTCCAGAGCGGTCTGGAGATCGGGGATGCCGTTGCCGTACAGGAGGGACAGCGCCGTGCCGGTCTTCTCGCTGTCGCTGAGCTCCGGGTCGGAGATGCAGAGTTGAATCTGCACCCCGATCCGGTAGTCCGTGCGGATGAGCCAGCCGCAGTAGTCCTCCGGCAGGCGGTCCAGCATGGCGTTATACATTGCCGGTGCGGGCGGCGCTGTACTTGCTCATGCGCTGGGTCTTCTCCTTCGCAAACTCCTGCAAGTACGGGGTGAGCTGCTCGAAGAAATCATAGTAAAGCTCAAAACTGGGCGTGATGTCTCCGAACACCTTTTGGCAGGTGCCCGCGCCAAAGAGATTGTCAACCTCAGACATCATGTTCTTTCCGGCCTCCGTATAGATGGAGAGCACTTCCCGCAAGCAAGCCGCGCTGGTTTCTGCGTCCCCTTGGTATTTCTCCCTGATCTGCGCCTCGCTGGAAGAGAACTCATTCGCCATCTTCTGTGAATTTTCATACAGGGCGAAAAATCGGTTGAGAAAGTCGTTGTCGCTCAGGCTCAGGGTGATGTAATCGCCATCGTCATTGACTTCGATGCGCTTCACCCCGGTGTTTACGCGAATGCCTGCCATCTCTTATTCCTCCTCTTCCATGTTGGCTGCTGCCGATGCACCTTTGGTGAAGACCTTTGTCTCAGGATTGAAAGTCCCATCTTCCCCCGCTCCGCGCCAGTTGATGGTGTAGCCGATGGAGAGCGGGTCAGAGGCCGCGCCGCCGTAGCTGTCGATCTGGATGGAAACCGGCTGCCTCGTAGCAGGGTAGCTGCCGGAGGATGCGGTCTCGAAGACATCCACCATAACGATATCCGTATGGGCGTCGCTGCCAATGGGGAGACGCCTGCGCATATCGTTGATGAATTCAAAGGCCTGGTCCCCCTTGACCGCTTGGGAGGTAACAGGGGCATTGGGCTGGTAGCCGGTCATTTCCGTGGTGGCCGTGTCCTGGTGGATGTACTGCTCTGTGCTGGTCTGAGGGTTGTAGGAGATCGTCAGCTCCGTGACGCCGTCGCCGACCAGGGCGTAGGTGCCCGCGCCGGTCCCCTTCGCCGTGTTGATGAAGAGAAGGAACGCGCTTCTTTTTTCTGCCATAGTTTCCTCACTTTCCGGGATGGACCTGATAGGTCATCCGCATGAATATTTGATGGTCCTCCCAGCCCCCCGCCATCCGGGCGAAGAGGGCGGCGGGAGTGACCTGCTCGATCTCCTGGACCTCCAGACCGTCGCCGATATCCGGCTTCTGCCCCGCGGCCCACTGTGCGAGCCCGTCCAGGAGCTCGTCCGCGCTCAGCCGGGCCTCCGGGGTATCCGGAGCCGTCCTGTAGATGATCTTGAACTGATAGTCCGCTGTGTATGCCCCGTTGATGAACCGCTCTACGATATAGGCGCTCTGGACAAGGGACATCGCCATGCCGGGCGTCTCGTCCTCCATGAACTCATAGTCAATGAAATCAATGGAAAAGGGGATGTCCGCCTGCGCCTCCAGCCACTTGTTCAGCCAATCCAAAAGGTTTCTGGAGATTCCCGCCTCCTCAAAAGCGGAGACAAATTCAATGGTCCTATCTTCCGAACTCATGCCGCATTGCCCTCCCTGCTACTCGCTCCCATTTCCTCATGTTCTGGGCCTTGGATGCCTCGAACCAGTGGTCCTGGGCCTTGCTATGGACTGCCGTGCTGATATCCAGGTCCCTGCCCGTGACGATCTTGGTCGCCCCCTTTGTCGCGAAGGGACTGCCGGTCCTGGGGTCGATCATCAGCTTCCCCCTGTAGAGGAACCGGGCATAGGGGCCGGGGTAGATGATGGTGTCGCCGTCCACCTGCGTCCGGCCGGCAAAGGACTTCGTCCGCGCGGGGACATACGGCTCCGTGTCCTTCGCCATCTGGACCGCGAGGGTATGCTTCACCCCAGGCGCGGCCTGGGCCATCCTCCGGGCGATATCTCCGAAGCCCCTTGTTTCCACTTTGAATGTCAAACCGGCCTTCTCACACCCCTCCGATCTCCCAGTGGGCCAGTCCTCCGAAATTCCGCTCTTTGATCCTGGAGACGTGGTACACCTGGTCGTACAGCGCCTCCAGCCGCCCCCGCACCTCCTCCGGAGGCGTACCCTCCGGAGGCAGGGCAAGGCCCTTCACGAAAAAGGTAAAGCCCCTGCCGGGGGCGCTCCGGCTGCTTGCCGCCAGGGTCCAAAAGCCGCTTTTATCTCCCGCGCTCCAGAACTCCACCGGCGGCAGGTACGCTTTCAGCTCCCCGGTCACCGCGTCCACGGCCTCCACGCCGGAGGGCACGTACAGGACCGCCCCGTCCGCGCCCTCCAGGCCGTTCCGGTCCGGGTCCGCCCCCCTGGAGGCGTCCAGGAACACGCCCCGCAGGAGGGTGACGCTGCTTTCCACCGTGCTCCTGACCGTCCCCCTGCCGGTCCTGACGGCCACGTTGTAAAGCGTGACCGCGTGGGGGAACATCCCCGCCGCTGGGGACGCGTTCAGCCGCCGGGGGCGGCTCAGCCTCTTCGGTGCGGGCATGGGTACGACCTCACTTTGAAAATACCGGCGAAGGCCGGGAGCTCCCCCAGGTACAGCAGCAGGGCCTCCCGCTTCCGCTCGGCGAGGTATGACACCTCAGCGGAGGAGACGGAAGGGGCGCGGTAGCTCCTGGACCAGCCCCCCACCGTCTCGCTGGAGACCGCCTGCTCCCCGCTGAACGCGCTTGCCGTCATGATGCTCTCGTCCAGCAGGATGTCCGCAATGGCGCAGGCGCACTTTTTCACGGCCTCCAACTGCAAGCCGTCCGCCCTGTCGGAGAGGCCCTTGGTGGCCGATCTGATGTAGTCGGAGGCCCGCTGGGAGAGCCGCGGGAAGTCCTCCCCGGTGATCGCGTCCCCGAGGTACTCGTTCAGATAAAAATCGTAGTCAGCGTAAGCCATCCGGCGGGCCTCCTTTCTCAGCTCGCGGCCTTGATCGCGGACAGGATATCCGCCTTGTTCATGGAGGCGCTGACGCCGCTGATGTTGTGCGCGTTGGCGTAGGCGAGCAGTTCGTCCTTCGTCATACTGTCGAGATCGTCCTGCTCATTGGGAACATCGGACAGGGCGGCAGTAGATGTGTCGCCGACGACCTTGATCACAAAGGTCTCGTCCATGCGCTCGTAGGAGGGCAGCACGATCTCGGAGACTGTGGTCTTGGTGTTCACGGGATCAATGGTGACGCTGACCGCCACGGCGATGCCGGTGTCCACGATCGCCACATCCGCCTTGCCGCTGCCCAGCAGAGTGCGCTCCTCGGGCGTGGTGCCGTACCAGGTACTGCCCAGGGCCCCGTCCGGCAGGAGGGTGACCATATCGTCCGGATAGAACTGGTGGGTCGTACCGGTCTCGTCCTTGTACTTCTTGGTGTAGACAACGAGGCGGATGCCCAGCTCCGTGCTGAAGAGCTCCGTCACCCGGGCGTCTGTCACCAGGACGTTGGCCGTGACGTTCTGGGCGAGAATGGCGGAGCGGACCTTCACGTTCTTCTTGAGGTAGCCCATGGTCTTCTTGCTCAGGAGCAGCATGGAGGGCCGGGTGCCAGTCTCGGCCTCCACGGCGTCCTGGGCGCTCATCACGTCGCTCAGGGGGTCGCTGTTGGCGAGGTCGCTCCACTGGGCCGTGCCGGTCAGGGCCCGGTAATGGCCACTCTGGTAGGTGCCGCCGGCATCGTAGTTGTAGGAGTACTGGACGCCGTTTGCCTCGATGTTGATCCGGGGGGAGCCATCGTCCACGGGTGCGAGAAGCTGCATCCGCATCCGCTCCGCCACGACCCGCGCGCCCTCCACCAGGGTGTTGGTGTCGTCGTAGACATGGTTCAGGACCTCCAGGGCGTAGGGGTCGCTGGCCTCCCGCACCCGCATGATGTTCTGCTCGTCCTCCTCCTTGACCAGCATGGACTCCCGGAAGAAGGCCATCTGGGTCTCGTCCATCTTGATGCCCTCCCGGCTGCGCAGGGTGGACTTCGCGTCGAAGTTGGACGGCGCCAGGGACACGGGCAGGCCCTTGTGGGTCTTGATCCACTTCAGGTCCAGGCCCATCTTCTTCCTGGGCGGGAACAGGCCCTCGCCGAAATACGCCTGCCGGTTGCCGGCGGCCTCCGTCTGCTGGATGGCAATCGCCTTCGCGCTGTAGATTTCAGTCAGCCTCATGTTCTTTTCCTCCTCGTCACATAAATACAACGTTCTTCAGCGCGGCCTTGACCGCCTCGCTGATGGTCACGCCGGAGTGGGCCTCCGCCGCAGCGGTATTGATGTAGCCGCCGACGACCACCGTGCCCTGGGGGCGCTTCTGGTCCACGTCGTGGAGCAGGATGCCGAACGCGTCCGCCCCCGCAGCCTTGGTCCCCTTTGCGGCCATCGGCGTGCCGGCCTTGCACACGCCGTCCGTGAACGCGGCGGCGTCCAGCGTTATGGCGTCCCCCACGAACTCGCTGTTGTGGAGGATCTCCACATCCGCGCTGACGGTTTTGGTTTTGTACCCCATCGCTTCAAGTGCCATTACGATTTCCCTCCTGTATAAGCAGAAATGATGTCATTGGCGGCTTTGCCGCTCTCCGCGTTGGCCTTGCCGATGGCCTCCGCCATCAGCTCCGCCGGTGTTTTCGTCCCGCCACCGCCGGGAGCGCCGTGCCCGCCGCCGCCTCCGGTGATGAAGCGCGGGGGCGCCTTGTCGGGGGCAAAGGCGTCCGGGTCCGCCTCCCGCTGGGCCTTGATGAAGTCGTCCAGGCCCGTGAGATCCCCGTCCTTCAGCTCCAGCTTCTTCTCCTTGACGCGGGCGATGAAATCCCGCTCCGCCGCCTTGCTGGAGAATTTCAGCGCCCTGCCGGAGATGGCCCGGGTGATGGCGTCGGAGTAGTCCCGGTCCGCCAGTTTGGCGTCGCGCTCGGCAATGTCGGTCTTGTACTTCTCCTGGAGCTCGGAGAGCTGCTTCTTGATACCAGCTGCATCGCCATCGCCGCCGGCATTTTTCAGCTTCTCCAGCTCCTCGCTCGCGGTGGTGAGCTTTCCCTGGGCCTCCGCCAGAGCGGTCTGGGCGGTGGTGGTCTGGGCCTTCTCCTGGTTGACGTCCTGGGTGTTCATGCCAATCACCTTGTCCGCCTGCTCCTCCGTCAGTCCCAATGCCAAAAGGTCCTCTTTTTTCATACAGTCCTTTCCCGGCGGGCGGTTCAGATTGCCACCCTGCCGTCCCACTTAGGCCCGTGGGGAGGCCAAATCATATAAAACCGCTACAGCGGGTTTTACCGTTTAATGTTAGCGATGATGTACAGCACTACACAAATCACTGCAAAAACTGCCCATATTATAAAGGCAATGATTTTCAGTTTGAAATACAGTTCCACCATGGCATCCTCCTAACAAGAGAACCATCAGAAGCCGAGATTTTCCCGGCAACTGATGGCTCTTGTTCTTAGGTATTCTCTTTTATGACCGCCAATGGGCGGCTGTTCTCCCGCGCTACTCCTGCTGCGTAAAATTGACTGTCACCTATTTCAGTCTCCCTTCCAGTATTCCTTTGGCGATGGTCGCCATCATCCGGTCGTGATCCTGCCCCTCTCCATCAAACGTGCGGACAATGGGATCATCATCGCCATATGGCTCTGCTTTTTTCAAAAGTTCTTCAAAAAAAGTCTTATCCTCTGGTGATAAATTTGACCCCATATTTTTCTGCTCCTCTCAAAAAACGGTCCATAATTTTCGCATACTCTGATGGATTTTTCGCCTGTTTGAGCTCCAAAGAAGCTCGCACATACGCCTTTACAAAGTCAGCCGCCGAGTAATCATCGCTTTTTTGCAGCGCATAAACGCTTCCATTATTTCCAACCGCCGTTAGGAGCGCCATGTCAGCGCTGTTGATAAATCCTTTGATATCGTTTTCGGAAAATGTCAGCCCCGAAGGATGGTTGTGAACAAATATGTGCGGCTCATGACAGAGTGGCGCAACGATCTGATGCCCGGCATACTCGCCTATCTTCCGCTCAATCAGCCGCATATCAGGTGCATAAACAGCCCCGACCTCTGTGCCTACTGGTTTGTCCATCACCGCCCGCAGTAACTCCCTGTGGGCCGTTTGCAGCCGCTCCGCCTGCTCTTGGCTCCAGCCGTCCGGACGGACTTGCGGGACGCGCCGGATGGCTTCTTCGGTGATCGGGATGCCCTTGTATCCCTTATCATTCAGTATACCAGATTCTGTCCGCTTTGCAAGAGGTTTTGAAGTTTTCCCAACATCACCGCCGTCTGGATACAGCACCTTCATCCTTTCCCGCTGCTCCGGCAATCCCGCCGCCTTGCTGAACGCCCTGTACTCCTGGTTCAGCCTCCGCAGGCGGATGTTGGCGGCCTGGGCGTCCTCGGTCAGCCCCGCAGCCTCAAAAGCGGTTTTCCGGCGCTTCAGCTTCCGCACCGTGCGCTCAATCTGGCGCTGCTTCTGGGTGGCCTGATAGTCGTCATACTCCTTGCCCTCAAACTTGATTTTGGGCCGGTTCTCCGGCTTCATGGCCTCCAGTTCCGCATCGGTGTAGGTGCGCTCGGATACGCCCTCTATGTACGGCCAGTAGGAGTGGCGGCAGTTAGCCCCGCCAATGCCAGTTACGGAGCCATAGCCGCACTTTTCCAAAAAATCGGGGTATTCTGCCATTGCCTCACCACCTTCACCAATACTTCCTGTTTTTCCACTTACCACATTTCGGGCAGTGACAACGCCACACTTGGACACGGAACCCGGAATAGTCGTGGTATTCTCTTACCATGTGGCCCAAAATCCAGTCATGCTTGCAGAAAATTTTCATAATAACCTCTTGCAAAATCAGCAGCAGCGGTGTATACTAAATTTAAGGACAATATGTCCGCATGAGCTTGAACCTCTGCCCAGACTGGCGGGGGGGCAGGCTCATTTCTTATATCTAAAAACTTTTGCAATTTCATCCGAGAGTATCACCACAATGTCAACAGAATCTGCGTTGCTATGGCGCATACGGCTGGTGATAATTGATTGAAGCTTTCCCAAATCAATCATCCTCCCTCTGTAATCAAGGAAAATTCCACCAGGGTTTCTATTGATTTGCTTTAGACCGTGTCGTATTGCCGCATCGGCTGCTTTTTCCGTTGTCGCGGTTTTCAAGTCCCACAGCTTTCCGTGCCATATATAATCTGGTGTCTGCACCTTGTCCTTATTGACCTCATCCAGAAGATGAATATCCCCACCGAACATCTTGTGTAACCACTTGGAAAAGTTGACTTCCGCCTGATGGCGACTTTGGTCAAAGTCCGTATCGTATGTAATCGTCCCTTTCCCTGGTGTGGCGGTGTCCAGATATCCCTGCGTCACGTCCACAGGTGTTAAGGCGGCGCGTGGGGCTGACTGAACAGGCGCGGGCACTGCTGTCTGAATTGGAGCGGGCGGTGTTGGCGTTGGCTTTGGCGCCGCCTGCCACTCTGATGCTGTATACCCACCACCGTTCTTCCACCACCGGTACACCTTCCCCTGCCATTTCGCGTGATTCTCCCACCCGTTCGGCCCGTCCTTGTTCCGGGCTCCCATGTGGGCAGTCACCTCCACCAGGTCCGTCTCCAGGTAGTCCATGGACTGCTCCCGGTATTTCTGGTTGAGCTGGTTCACGCCGGTCATCACCGCGCGGCGCACGGCCACGTCCAACTGGTCGATGTGCCCGCTCTCGTAGCTCACGGTCTTCAACCCGCTGTCGGCCAACTGTCGCACCGCCACGGCGATTGCCTGGTTGTAGCTGACGGCCCCGGACTGTATCTGGAGCTCCGCGCTATCCAGTGCCCACTGGTACGCTTGCGCGGGCGGGAGCATGACTTTGTGCCTACCCTGCTTTACCAGGAAACCCATCGACTGGGTGATGTTCCGGTACTGACCTTTGGTCTGCTCATAGATGGCGTATGTATCCTCCTGGTCAATCAGCCGCTCCGGCGCTGTGACCTGGGCCAAGTCGATCATGGAGATGTAATAGGCTTGGTTGCGGGCCACAACGTCATCCAGCAGGGCATTGATCTTGTCCTCCCCGGTGTTGGTGTACTTGCGGATGGCCTTTTTGATGTCCTCCAGGTCGATGCCGTGGGCCCGGAGCGCGCGGATGTCCTGCACTGTCACCTCGTTGAGCTGGTCCGCAATCTTCAACCGGGAACAGATCTCCTCCAGGAGCCGCACCTCCAGGCCCCGGAACAGCTCGCACAGCTCCTCCGGCAGCGCGTCCAGCAGCTCCGGGGTAAACGGATACCGGGGCATTACTCGATCTCCTCCTCCGGCTCATCCGTCAGGTCCTCCATGTCCGGCAGCAGCTTCCGGGCGGTCTTCTCGTCCACCTTGTCCCACTTCATGACGAAATCCACAGGCCGCATGAGACCGGCGGCCACCCGCTGCATATCCAGCGCCATGTCCTGCCGCCGGGTCTCCGGGTCGTCCAGGACGCCGTCGCCCCATTTGCAGTCCACCTGATACGCCCCCGCCGGCGCGAGCCGGGCAAGGTCGCACAGGGCGTCCAGGGCATACACCAGGTCCTCCAGCGCTACCTGGAACGCCTTTTGAATGGCGTCCTCCGTCACGTACTGCCGGTGCTTGGTCATGATCTGCTCGGTGGCCGTCTTCTCGACGGCCTGCGGGTCCGAGAAGGTGCCGAAAGCAAGGCCCACGTTGAACTCGATGCGCTGTAAGATGCGCTGGAAGCCGTTGTAGAACTGGTCGTCCCGCAGCTCCGGGTTGATGAACTGGAAGAAGTTGGCGTCGCCAGTGAAGTCTCCGTATTCAAAGAATTCATCATCCACCTGGTCATGGTCCATGACAGAGCCGTTGAAGAGCATCCTGCGCTTTCCCGTGCGGTACTCCCGGCGGAGCTGCTGCCACTGCTCATCCGCCTGCCGGATCAGCTCCGCCGTGGCCCCGGCGTACACCGACACGCCCACGGGGGAGGACGGCTCAATGTCGTTGGAGACCGGCGGCTTGAAATAGGCGAAGAGCGGCCCTGTCAGGCCCTCGATCACCTCCCGCTCCGAGAGGTCAGCCCACGCCTCCACGCTCTCCAGAGGCACCTGGGCGCCGACGAGGCCCTCCCGGCTGCTGCGGTACGCCTTGTTCTCCACAACATAGGCCGTGGTCCCGTCCTCTTGCAAGAGGAAATCGTGGTACTCCAGCTTGATGTACCACTCGTTCCCCTGCCGGACCGGCTCGCTTCGGAACACCCCGCCCACGGCCCTGCCCGTGCCGTCAAAACGGGTGGGGGTAAAGCCGCCGGTGTAGGATTCCACCAGGAGCTGTCCGTCCTGCGGGTACGGCTTCAAGGCCACGCCGCCCAGGCAGAGGCCCAGCTCCAGGTCCTCCCGGAAGCTCCTCGCCGCCCGCTGGACCTGCCGGTCGATGTACTCCGCCCGGGCGCTGCCGGATACGGTGATACAGAATTCCGTCAGCGCGTGGCGGCTCAGCTCCCGGCCAATGGCCCCCGGAAGCCCCAGGGGCCGCACGTCGCAGGTCGCCCAGGGCGGATGGTTGGTGTACATGGCGTACCAGAGGGCGGCGTTGTCCGCCATGTCGCGGGATGCCGCCGGGTGTGCGCCGAATTCCTTCTCGATCACACCTGAGGGGGTATCTTTTCTTCTCAGCCGCCCGACCAGGCTGCGAAACCAGTCGATCAGTCCCATCTCTCACACTCCTCTCATCCCACGCGCCATGACGGTGGCACAGAAATAGCGGATATCGTCCATGGCGTGGTCATTTTCCTTGATAACAGCGTCCTCCCGGGCGTCTGTATCCCATCGGTAAGCCTGGAACTCGCCGAGGCATCCCTCACAGCTCCGGTGGAATTTCAGCCGCCCGGCCTTGAGCAGGGTGGCCGTCAGGCGGATGCCGTCCAGGACGCTGTTCACGGCGTCCCACACGGAGAAGCGCCCGTGCCGCCGGATCGTCGCCTTGAAGCTCGCGGCGGAGGGGTCCAGGACGATCCGCTCGATCTGCCTGCTCCCGGCAAGTTTCTCGATCTCCAGGTAGTGCTCCTCGTCCGTGCGCTGGATATGCCCCGGCTTCCGGCTGTCATAGTAGTACTCGCTCACCCGGTACGCCGTGCCGTTCCAGAGGCACCAGAGCCCCGCCGACGTGGGGTTGACGGTGCCGTAGTCCACGGAGATGAACCAGCGGCCCCGCTGCTTTGCCTGCCACGGGATCTCGTCCACCACCAGGCCGCTGTGGAACATGGTATAGACCAGGCCCTCCGCCACCACCCACTCCCCCAGGACATAGCGCTGGTAGAACACGCCGGAGTAGGTGGTCCGGTAGAGCTCCAGGGTCTCCGCGCCCAGGCCCGGGTTGTCCTCCATGAGGAAGTGGAGATGCAGGGCGTTGTGCCGCTGCGCGCCCAGTATCCACTCCTGGTAGAACCAGTGGCGCGGGCTGTCCGGGTTGCAGTTGAACCAGAAGCGGGCCCCCGCCACAGAGCACCGGGCCAACGCCTGCTCCACGAAGGACCGGGGCATCAGGGCCACCTCGTCCAGGAGGATCCCCGCAAGGGTGACGCCCTGGATGAGCGCATAGCTGCTCTCGTCCTTGCCGCCGAAGAGGTAGATCCGGTTCTCCCGCTCCCCCCGGCGGATCAGGAGCATATGGTCCCCCCGGAGGTATCGGATATCAAAGTGCCCCCGCAGGTAGCCCACGGACAAAAGCGGCGTGACGATATTGCGCTCCACACTGCCCACCGACTTCCCGCAGATGGCGAAGGAGCACCCCCGGAAGTTCCCCATCACCCAGAGGACGAAGCTCAGGCTCATGACGCTGGTCTTCCCGGAGCGCACCGCGCCGTCACAGATCAGGGCCTGATACTGCGTGTAGGGGAAGCGCAGGATCTGCCGCTGTTTCTCAGAAAAGCCCACTGTCCATATCCTCCTTCAGCGCCGCGGTGAGCGGATCGTCCTCCGCCTGCTCCCGGAGCTCTTCGCTGCTGATGGTCTCCTTCGCCTCCGCCTCCATGCTCTGCCGCTCCAGGTCGGTAGAGAGCTTCACCACAGCGGCAAAGTTCTGTGGCGTGACGATATCGCTCCCCAGGTCAATGAGCGCCTGTAAGACCGCGCCCTGGATCTGCTGGGCCATGCTGATATGCCGCTGATTCATCTTCCGGATCTCTGCGACCGCCGCCTTTTTGGCCTCTCGCTGGAGATAATTATCCCAGGCCCGGCACCGCTCCACCCAGCCATAAGCACGGCTCCAACGCCCAATCAGCGATATACTTTTACCACACTGTTGCGATACCGTCTGATGGCTCCGTTCTGCCCCCAAGTTCAGGTAAACAAGGAATGCCGCGAACGCCTGGGCGCTCTCGCCATTCTGCCGCTCCCAGGGCAGGTCTGTTCTGTTTTTCGGCATTTCCTCCTCTCCTTACGTTTCATGGTACGGGGCCTATCGCCTGTCAGCGTTCCGGGTGAAAAAGTAGAAAAACGGCGTGTCCAGCAGGGCGAGCCCCGCTTTCAGCAGGTACTGCCCGAGGATGATCCCCAGGAGCTGTGCCCGCCCCTCCGCCGTGAAGAGCAACCCCAGGCCCAGGCCGAAGCTGATAACGGCATAGATCACCGTGTCCCACACCTGACTGGTCAGGGTGGAGCCGTTGTTCCACAGCCACCGGCCTCCCCTGGTGCTCCCGTGCCGCTCCACATACCGGTCCCGGAGAAAGTGGAACACCAGCACGTCCCAGGTCTGGGAGACCAGGTAGGCGCTCAGACTGCCAATGACAAAGATCCAGTTCTGCCCCAGCAGCGTCTGATAGGCCCCGTCCATCACAGGGTCCGTGGCCGGGAACGCCCCGGTGATCATGATGCAGGCGGTGGCGAAGATCTGCCCGATCAGGCCGTACTTCACCACGCCCTTTGCCGTGTTCTTCCCCCAGATTTCGCCGATGATGTCCGTACAGAGGAAGGTGACGGCGTAGGTGATAGCCCCGCCGCTCAGGGCAAGCTGGATGCTCCCCAGAGAGAGCCCCGTGGTAATGGTTCTCGCCCCGGTCCCGTTGGCGACCGGTACCGGCTCGGACCAGACCCCGCGCAAAGGAGAAACGCGGGGCCGGAGACCTCCTTCCGAACAGACTGACGGCCCCCTCGGTTGGAGGAGGCCGCCCGGCTTTGTCAGAATTTTACCCTATCATTGTACCACGGCTTTTCGGAAAAATCGTCCGGTTTTTTTCCGGACTTTTTACTCTGTCTCGGTGATGCCGTAGAGGGCGAGGGTGAAGTGCCGCAAAGCCCTGTCCCGCCTGTCATAGACGGCGCTTTTCTCCAGGTTCAGGCTCTCGCACAGGGCCTCGGCGGCCCCCTTGGCCCGATGGATGTAAAACCGCTCCAGAACAAGCCGCTCCTCGCTGTCCAGGACCGTCAGGGCCTTGTCCACCATCGTTACCCACAGCCGCGCCTGCTTCAGCCGCCGCTTCAGCTCGTCCCGGTGGACGATGTTGCTCAGCAGGGCGTCCTCCCGGCCCTCTCCTCCGCCGGAGACCGGCGCGCGGTCCGCGGCGGCGCTCCGGAGGCCGGTACAGGCGCTCTCCAGCCGCCGCAGCTCCATGGGGATGCTCTCCAGGGCCTGCTTCTGGGCCTCATAGCCGCGAAGCCGGTCCGCCGCTTCACGCTTCCAGTTCATCTCTCGGTCTCGCCTCCGTTCCTCTGCGGTTCCACATCTCCCGCACCGTCAGACGGTCCACTGCCCAGCCGGGGTCGATCCCGGCGACGCAGTTCGCGCAGAAACAGCGCCACCGCTCTCCTCCCGCCGGACCCGCATACCGCTCATAGAGCACGTTGGGGCTCTTGCAGAAGGGACGCGGCTTCAGGGCCAAGTCCCTGTTTCCCGGAGGCGGGGAGAACAGTTCTACAGAATCATCTCCAGGGCCCCCCGCAAAATGGGGAGCCGTGGGCAGACGCACCGCCCGGTCATCCCCGTACTCCGAAGCACCCACCTTCCGCGGGTCGTTCCCGTATGCCTCGATCCATTCCGGCAGGCTCTCGTTCACAGCGTCGAAGGTCAGCCCCCAGGCTTCACAGGCGGCCAAAGCGTCCAGAAGGAGCTGCCCCTCCCGGCAGGTCCAGAGGATCAGGCCCGCCCCCCTGCGCCGCTCCTGCTTTGCCCGGTAGATAACAGCCCAGTTCGGCTCCCCGATGTCCGGATACTTGTCGGAGCAGAGGCATCCGTCAAAATCGATCGCTATCGCTTTGCGAAGGTTCATGGTATCCTCCAAATTCGTAATCGGTTGGTAATTTACCCTCGGAACACGTTTTCAGGCTTTGCGCGGTCCCTCCTTCCAGTCCTTGCAGTGCCTCCAGTCGCAGACCCTCCCCCGCTGGCGGCAGGTGCGGTCGGCGCAGGTGGAGCACTTGCTGGGGAGGGGCTTGGACTTGGGTACGGGGAGGGCTTTGGCGTAGAGGTTGGTCATGTGATCTCCTCCTCCGGCCTGCGGCGGTAGGCCAACCAACCATCGC